AATGGGGTTGTATATGACAGTATCTATGTATCCTGGATCACCTCCGTTTGTTGCACCTGGAGTTCTGCCATGGACTGGATTTACAATTCCTCCTGGTGTACCTGGATCTCCAAAACCAAAACCACCGAGTTTCTTTGCAAACATAATATCTGCAATTGTTAATGCACTTACCGATACAACAATGTCACCAGAACATATAGAATCTGCAAAATTAGAAAAAAAGGAAGCTGATTTAGTTGCAAATGATACAACATTACCAACCGAAGGTAGGGGAACTGCAAAAGAATATTCAAGTTTAAAATCAAGTGAAATCTCATCGGGCCAAATTACGGCCGCTCCTGTTGATTTAACAGAAGAAGAATTAGCTGCCATTGAAGAAAATACTCCTGATGAATATAAATGTGATGATGGTACTAAGATAGTTGCAATTGCACGAAGAGATATTGGAATACTGGAATACGGTACACCTCCTGGTCTAAACTATGGTGGATTTCCAGGTGGACAACAACTCAACCAACGAGGTCGGATTGATGATATGTTCGATAACGTTGGATTAAATAATCAAGCGAAAGTATCAACAACAGGAAGTGGGTACTATTGGTGTGCAGCTGCCGTTGCAACTTGGTGGCAAGAAGCAGGATTGGAAACTCCAAACGGAGGAGCAAGTTGTCAGAATTGGATGGTATGGGGAAAATCAAAAGGATACTGGTCAACTGAACCTAAAATTGGAGCAGCCGTACTATATGGTAAACCATCACATGCACATCACATTGGAATAGTAGCAGGTGTAACGGCAACAGGAGGAGTTATTACAATAGAAGGAAATACTGGAGGAGGAGCATTTAGTAGAAATGGATGTGGAGTATTTCAGAAAATACCTAAATCATATTTAGGATTTGTCAACCCACCATCGTGTGTAGAATAACCATAAAATTAACAAAGATATATTTATAGTAAGATAACAAGAATTAGAAATGAACAATAAGCAATTAATTAAAGTAATAAAAGCACTAGTTGAGGTAGAAGTTGCCAAAAAACAAACGCTATTTTTGTCTAAAACGTTTCCTAAAATCTTAGAAGCGGAAGTTAGTAAAAGATTATTAGAGGTTACAAAGACATCAAAAAAAGTATTAAAGAAAAAGGTACAAGACCCATTTGATATGGCGAATGAAGTTCTTAGAATGGAACAATTACAAATACAAGAAAACGTACAAGTACAGCCAAAACAGTTCACAAAGAATGCAATACTAAATAAAGTATTAAATCAAACTAAACCATTCTCGAAAGAACAGAGAAGTGGTGGGGGTGGAGCAAAATCGGTATTAGATAATTTACCTAAATCAGTACAACAACCAATGGTTGCAGAAAACACACACATACCATCGTATATGGATGCTGAACCAGATATTGACCAAACAGTTAATATGAGTACATCATTGGGTGCAGGTGGACCTGAAGCAATGAGAGCTCAAATGGCTCACAAAATGGGATATCAACCAATTGGTACTCAACCAAATAAAGCTGGTTTAGGAGTACAGACTGGATTACCTGGTTTAGATAGAATATTAAATAGAGATAACTCAGAACTTGTTAAAAAGTTTAAGAGATAAATAAGGGAGAATTAGATGGCGTACATTCTTGATAAAAAAATAGTAAAAGATACGGAGGAGTATAATAACCACGCGTATGGAATTACTTTACCAGTTTCTAGAGGAAATGGTGGTTATTTTAATCAATCATTTTCTTCATATGAACAGGCCAAAAGTAATTTAAAGAACTTACTATTAACAAACAAGGGTGAACGAATATTCCAACCAGAATTTGGGACAGGCCTTCAAGGATTGTTATTTGAACAAGCAGATGATAATTTAGAGGCAGACCTTGAACGAGTAGTAACTGAAAGTGTGAATTTTTGGTTACCGTATATTGAAATAAAAGACATTGAAGTTACCATGTCTGATGTAATGAAAGATAATAATAGAGCACAAATTAAAATTCAATTTTCTATTGGAGGACAGTTTGAAACTGAGGAAATAACATTCACCGTAGAGGGATAATATAGATGGCACTAAATAGTATAACAAAAAAATCGAATCAAGGTAAGGATATAAAATACCTAAATAAAGATTTCTCACAATTTAGAGAAAACTTAATAGAGTATGCAAAAACTTATTTTCCAGAAACGTATTCTGATTTCAACGAGGCCTCGCCTGGAATGATGTTCATAGAAATGGCATCATATCTTGGTGATGTGTTATCTTATTATACAGATGATACATTAAAAGAATCATTGATGTTGTATTCAGAAGATAAGAACAATGTTATTGCTCTTGCGGAATATCTTGGGTACAAACCAAGAATAACATCACCTGCAATTGTAAAACTTGCAGTATATCAAACAGTACCATCAACTGGAACTGGTTCTGAAAGAAGACCTGATTTGGATTACTTATTAAGAATTAATGAAGGAATGGTTGTAGTATCATCAATAACAAGTACACAATTTAGAACAACAGAGTTACTTGATTTTTCAGTAGAAGACGAACGTGAAATTTCAATATATGAAAGTTCACCGGATCATGGCCCAACTTCATATTTAGTAAAAAAATATGTTAACGCAATGTCCGCGGAATTAAAAACTATTGAATTTGATTTCGGTAGTTCTCCAGAACAATTTGCAAAATTACAAATTGGTGATGATAACGTAATTGATATATATGATGTAAGAGATTCCAACGGTAACAAGTGGTATCAAGTTCCATATTTAGCACAAGAAATGGTTTATGTTGATTATGCGAATACGGAACAAAATGATAAAGATTTGTTCCAACACAAAGATTTAGCACCAAATGTTCTTAAAGTATTAAAAACATCAAGAAGATTTACAACTAAAATAAATCAAGATAACACAACATCTCTTGTTTTTGGTGGAGGTAATTCAACAAAAGGTGATGAGGAACTAATTCCAAACTTCAAAAATGTAGGATTGGGATTAAATTCTTCCATTGATAAAATGGGAGCATCGTTTGACCCATCTAACTTTCTAAAAACAAAATCATATGGACAAGCTCCGACTGGGAAATTTACTATATCGTATTTAGTTGGGGGTGGTGTAAAATCAAATGTTGGTGTTGGTGAATTAAATAATATTGAAACTATTTCATTTGATGAGGATAGTACATCATTTCAACCAAATGAAAAGGTACTTTATAGAATATCTAAAAACTCAGTTGCATGTGATAATGAAGAACCTGGAACTGGTGGAAAGGGTGCTGATACGATTGAGGAAATTAGAGAAAATGCATTGGCAAACTTTGGTTCTCAAAACAGAGCAGTAACAAGAAAAGATTATCAAGTAAGGGCATTATCATTACCTCCAAAGTATGGTGGTGTAGCGAAAGCATATTGTGCACCAGATGGTGAGTTGGATAATAACTCCCCTGCTTCTATTTTATCAAACCCAAATTCTCTTGAGGAATTTACAGGATTAGTTCAATCATTGGGAAATTCAAAGAAAACGGATGATGAAATAAAATCCGAAGTAACTAAATTTTTAGGTGGCAAGAAAAATAATCCATCAGAAAAGAATAATCCACTTGCAATCAACTTATATATACTTGGATATAACGCAGATAAATCATTAGATTTCTTAAATCAAGCAGTTAAAGAAAATCTAAAAACATATATTAGTGAATATAGAATGTTAACAGATGGTGTTAATTTAATTGATGGATATATTATAAACATCGGAGTTGATTTTGAAATTCGAGTTTATGGTGGATATAACAAAAGAGAAGTATTGGTTAAGGTACAACAAAGTCTGGCCAAATTCTTTGATATAGATAATTGGACATTTAATATGGCCATTAATATTTCGGAAATAGAATTATTGATTGCTGGTGTTGAAGGAGTTCAATCAGTTCCAAAGTGTGAGATAGTAAATAAATGTTTAGGAAGTTACTCAACACACTCATATAATATATCAGATGCAACTAAAGGTAAAATGGTTTATCCATCTTTAGAC